ATATCTCTGTGCTGCCTGCCGTTGGTATATATGTTTTAGTATAAGTTATCATAAGTCTTTCCACATAATCCAAACCGTTTCGCCTGTTTCAAAAGGCATTGAAACATCAAACAAAAGCATATCATTTACTGTGTCATGCCTTACCTTGTCACCTGTTGCCGTTCCTGATGTTATCACATAGTAATCCCTTGCTGAACGGCTAACGGCTAATACTTTTTTGCCTGCAAATGTTTTACCGCCCTGCGATAAACCAGTGAGGTTATTAGTCCCCGCCGTAACATTCCACCAATCACTATCTACGTTTTCATCAGTACCAGGCGAACCACCTCCACCAGACGGGCTTTCATCAATTACTGGCAGGCCGGAACCGATAATATTAACCGTTGATTGACTGAAACTTGCCACGTCACCGCTTATCTCAATACCTTCAATCAGGAAGGTTCCAGTTATGGTTACTGTCTCACTGTCATTATTGATAAACTCAAACTGCCATTCATTCTCAGCCCGTCTCACAGCTTCCTGTAATAAATAAAACGGTGAATACCTGTCTGCCGTGTTATCTGTCACTGTCACACCTGAAGCTGATCCACTGAACTCAGTCCGGCGAACCCGGCGCAAGATGCCCAAACCCGAATTTACACCAGTCCTGTTTATAATTTCATTGCTAAGACTGAATGAGCATGACTTGCCGCAAAACACCGGGTAAAATGTACCGTCAACCTTTATTGAGGCTATCATATTCTTGCCGTGTACTGTCTTACTGTCTGTCATTGGTTACATATTTGAAAGTATGCCCGGTATATGTTTTAGGTACTGCCTCATTAAGCACTTCACAAAGGTAAATATCTGATTGACATAAGTCAAAATCTTGTGAACAATGCAACATTTTAAAATGCCTGTTATTTACTGCTGAATGCGAATCTTTTACAAAAAAAGTGTGCATCAGGTCAGGAATGTCTATCAGGCCAGATAAATCAGTCTTATCGGTATCGAGGCCGTCAATAGTGGCATCAATTACAGTCATTGGCCGGTTGTATTGGTTCCAAACATCCTGATTTTGCATTTCACCAAACGGCTTTATGTAATCACTTGACGGAACTCCGCCTGGGAAGACTGCGAAGTTCCAAAAGCCCTCTGTCCTTACATGCTTACCTCCGACAAGTTTTAACAGTTGACCTCATCCGTTGTTCAACCTGCTGCAACCCTTGCACCGCCGGAGTAACATCAGCACCTATCCTTATTGTCAACCCGCTATCTGCCATGCTTTATCTTTTTTAACGCATCATTCTCCCGTTTCTTTTTCAATATTGCTTTCACATCTTCGGCAGTGAGTTGTGACTTTTCTTTTTCGTCAATTACCCAGCTATTCATTACAAAGTCCTTCCCTTTGCCGCCTCCTACCAATGCCTCACAAATCAAAGCCGTCTGGAATCGTAACATTGAGTTTTCAACCTTTATCCGTTCTATGTAGCCAGCTCGCATTAAAACATACTCCTCAAATTCAAGTTCGTAAAAATTTGAAGGTAGTAACCCGATTGAACCAAACGCCTCAGCCCTTAACTCTGACCAACTGAGGGGCTTTCCGGTTGGCCGTTCACTTCCCCCTGGTCAGGCATTAAAATAGCTACATACTTATTGATAAGCGTTGCGGCTTCTTCGCCTTCCATTGCCCCTACCCAAGAATTAACGGTTTCGAGTTTTACAAACTCTTTACCATTCACTTTATTGTAACAGTTGACACCGGCATAAACAAGCCCGGTAATAAATTCAAACTGCTTTGCAGGATTGGTGGCCAGTTCGCCAATGTCAATAATCGGATCTGACTTTGTAGCCTCTCCAAAGAACTTTGAAAAGTACATCTTGCCCACATCGAGAGTATATTCGATGCCGCCGAAATTGTGCTGGAATTGTTTCATAATTATGCCGAAGGTTCTACGGTGTCAATGTCACCGTCTATTGTGATTGTAATTGATGCCTTTACTGTGCCACTTGCAGGAGCCGATGGGCTGTATGAAGAAACCCAGCCATAACCCCCTACAAAAACATCCCCTGCGGTATTTGTCCACGTCCAATACTTCTTCGCCTTTGTTGTGTACAACGTAAGCAAATCGGCATGGCTTGCCTCGTCTGTGTCCTCATCTGTAACCACAACGATATTGCCTGAAAATTTGTTATTCTGCGGCCCAAGCTCTTTGAGCACCCCGCATTTTGTTTCCTCTGATGTTTCATTTCGGCTCAAATCAACGCTTGAATCAGTTTCGCACACCAAAGATTTATAAGTTCCTCCCGGAGCATCTGCAAATGAGATTACCACGGTTGAAGCATCTACTGTTGTCCTGTCAGCCATTTTTTTCGATTTATTGTGTTAATAAAAATTCATACCTGTTTACTCTTGTTAAAAACTTATTTGTGCCGTCATCTTCTGTGATTGTGTTTGATTGTAGTGTAATTTCTGATACTGAATAGCCGGAACCAACGCCAAACGAACTCGGGGTTGGGAAAATTACACCATTTATATCTTCCTCAATAGCTGCCACAACACTCTCATCAACAGCCACATCAAATATACCAACAATCTCAACGATTACCGTGGCACTGCTGATAAATGAGTGTTTGTTCTTTTCACTATTATTTGAAGATTCGCTGCGAACAATTACATGATTCACTGATACCGGAGCCGGTACATCACCCTTATACACTGGTACGGTTACCGCATTACTTACAACGGAAAACATATCAGTAGTTAAATCGTATAATGGGTTTTTATAGCTCATCAAGTATTTGTTTTGCTCTCTTCTGAAATTTCTCCCGTACAATCGGTATTTGCTTAAAAAAGAATGGTTTTGGTTTCATGCCATGCCTTGCCAGTGATATTGCTATTGCCCACGCTGCCTGCTCTGTACGTTCTGCTTCACCTTTATCCTTTCTCCTTCGCCTTGTTTTGATGTTGTATGTCGCTGCAAAACCTTTCCGCTTTACCCATGCCTCAATAGCCTTTACAAATTCTTTAAAATTACCCCGTTTATACCCTCTCATCTTAGCGGCAATTTCTTCTGTTCCAGGAATAGCCTTGTACTTACCTTTTGTACCAAATTCAATGAACGCTGCATAGAACTTCTCGACTCTAACGTCAATATTCATGGCATCAACCGGCTGAACGATTGTCGAATTTAACAGGCCTCCGGTATCGCTTGACTGTGCAACAAGGTCACGTTTCGCCAGCTTCACATATTCATATCCTGCCGCCTGTACTTCATGACCTATCTTAGCCTGCAATTCCTTACCTGCATTCGCAATCCTGTCTAAGAACTCACGTTGCCCTATCAGGTCAACTTTTAGCATTTCCGGTAATTAAGACGTTAAACCGCTTCTCATTGATCCGCTCCACAGAACTGATACCGTACTTTTTCCCGTTATAAAGGATATTCCAATTCTGGTTTACCTGCAAATTACTGTTCCATCTTATTTTGAAGGTTGCAGAATTTGCAATCATTGTCTGTGACCGTTCAAATGACCGGCTGCCGGATGACTGAGTGACCTCAGCCCACACAGATGCCCGGGTAACTACAGATTCCTTATTGTCACCCATCATGTCCGGAGTAACAACCGTTTCAACCAATTTAATCTGTTTATATTGCCCTATGCCAGCCATGTATCTACTTCTTTGAATTGTGAACAAAGTACCAAAGCCGCATCGCAAAGCCCTTTGATGTCTTCATCTCCCCTGTGTTCGTACCTGTAAGCGGTTTCCTGCCTCATGGCTGCCTTTAACGCTGCCGGTACAGATGTATAGCCCACTTCATATTCAGCCAGGATATTTAAACCCAACGCTGTTAAGATGATACTTTCTGTAATGTCAAGTTCGTATGTCAAATCATTGCCGTCTGCATCGGTAACGCTGGTTATTGAATTGACAGGAGAAAACGGCAGTTTGAAATTGCCAATTTCATTGTCAAACTCAATTTCCATCGTCTTCGGCACCAATGATAACCCGGTGAACATTTCTACCCGTTCCCTTGCGGCAGTAATCAGGCTTTCAATCAAATCATCATCATCATCATACTCTGTTGCCGTAGAATCGGACGGGTCCAAATATCCCTCTAAACGAAGGTAGTCTTTGACCTCCTGCAATGTCAACGGCTCAGTAACACCGCTTGCGGCTGTTGTTTCTTTGAATGATATTAGCCTGTTTTTCATCTTATTTTTTTAAGAGGGAAGGCCGAAGCCTTCCCCCGTTATACTCACAATCACCCGGCACAATTAGCTTGCATTACCTAAGTCTGCATAGATATGGGCATCTGTGCGGAGAAGGTTAATATCCTCAAAGCACTCAACCCTTGCAGTAACAAGGTTCTTTGTGAAGTTATCGGCATCTTCATAAGAAAACTCAACCCGGAGCGATTCTGTTTCAACCCTCTCAATGTATTCGTTATCTATAATCAATGCCTTGTCATCCGTTACCCACGGAACTGCAATCACAGGAACACCGGCAATACGGATATTTCCGTTAGGATCAATTACTGTACCGCCAGGGATAGAGTAATCGCTTGGCTTAGTTGCCAACAGTCTTGCCCACTCTGACGGGTTAACCAGGATATATGAAGCGTTGAAGTTCGCATTCATCTGGTTTGCAATAAGCTGAATTAACTGTTCAGCATCAACGGTAGCTGACATAGTTGTTGAACCAGTTGCCCCACCACTTACAGCAGTGAAGAAAGCCGCATTTTCTGCCTTGTAGAAGTCACGCAACAGCATCCTTTGCAGCGGACCCTGTAAGAAAGGAAGCTGGTACATCATTTGTTTGCTGAAACGGGCATAACCGGAAATGTAATCACTTACCACTTTAACCTCTGTCAGGTCATAGTCAATCTGTGTTTTACCGCTTCCCTCGGTCTGTGCGCTGATACTTCCCTCAGTTCCCGTTTCACGGTATGTAACATAAAGGCCAGTCGGACTTTGCGTAACCGGGATAAGATCACGGAAATTCACCTTTTGAGAAGGAACAAGCCCCTGCCGTTGGTTGTATGATGCAACGCCGTCACCTGATAGGTTGGAACTCAACAGCATATTTCCGACTGTCTTCAGTTCAATAATGAGTTTGGCATTTCTATCCTTACGGAAAGCCTCAAACTCAGCCTGCTTTGATTCAAAAGCGTTCCCGATTTCTTCTGTGAACACATCGCCGAAGGTTTTCTTTTCGGTGAGTTTCTTTTTGCTCCCATCGGCAACAAACTTGTCAATTACCTGCTGGTTTTTGTCAGCATTGTCTTTAAGTACTTTGACTTCGCTTTTCAGCTCGTCAATTTCTTTCATCTTTTCCAGCTTCGCTTCAATTTCAGCCGCTTTGGCTTCAATCTGCTTTTTCATTTCCGCATCGGTTGCGGTCTTCAGTTCTGCTTTCAGCCCGTCCAGAGCTTCCATCAATTCTTTCTTTTCCATGATTAATTTTTTAGATTGTTTGTAAATTCTTTTATTGTTGCAATCACATCTATCTTCGGCTCAACTGTCTGGACGGGTTGAGAATTTAGGAGTGATTTTATTGCCTCATTAATTTGAACCATTCGCAGTTCAATAAGTTCAAAAGCATCATCGGTAAACCGACCATCACGGAGCGACTTTATTAACAGATGCTGCTCTTTGCTCAGCTTATCATGTTCTGCCGTAATTTCTTCAAACGTCATTGACTTACCCAATGTAGGAGTATTTGGATTTGCACCCCACAGAACGGCAGAACCTTCATAAAGAAATAACTCTTTTAGGTTGCGAAATTCGTCTTTAGTTCCTTCGTTTACAGTTTCATATTTTATCGTTCTGTAACCGATTGAGTGCTGATTGATATGTCCTGTCTTGTAAAATTCAAGTACATCATTTCCCCAGGTGGTGTTCGGTATTTCTGTAACACCTACAAGATAGTCACCCTCTACATTCAACTCGGTGAACTTACCTACTGCTGATTTTAGTGATGGGTTATGATCCGTAAGGTGCCAGATGAGATTTGCAGACTTCGGGCCTCGTTCTGATATTGTCTTAGTGAACGCACCCGGCATGATAATATCATTGTCAAGGTCTTTGCTGCCAAAATGAGCTATGGCCACCTTTACCCGGCGGTCGGATATATCCTTTACGCTGTCACTGATATTCTTTACCTCATACATTCTTTTCATCGCACACAAATTTAGTTAATTAATCAAACAAATTATTTTTTTATCAGCCGCCCTTGTTTGTCCCTTTTTGGTGTCGGGGCAAATGTGCAACGGCAATTAATAACCATAGCAGCAGAGGCCTTAGGGTCAGACGGGTGTTCTACTTCCTCCTTGCTTCTCGGGTCGATAAACTTCGCATCCATATTAACAACCTGCCCGTCCATGTGATAATGGTCTTTCCTGTCCTCTGGCAGCCTACCCCTTGTCCTCATGTCCTGATGAGAAATCCATTCTTTCTGCATTACCAAATTGAATGATTCTGCTGATACTTTTACCCCGGTGTTCGCCGCTATATTAACCTCCGTTCTGACAATCCTTTGAGATTGAACCAGCGAAATGTCACGTTCACGGATGAGTTTAATCATCTCATATTCACCAAGTCCATCTGCCAGCCCTTCCTCCAATACTTTCATCAATGCCTCCCTGGTCGTTTCAGTAACCCGTATTACTGCCTTTTCTAAAAGGTGGCGCATCAGGTAGTTTGTGATTTCTTGCAGCCATGATGCCGACCTGCCAAAGAACTTTTGACTGATTTCAGCCCTTATATTCCTGTAAGTATTATTGGCATGATACAGCCCCACATCTTTATTTAGTGTTGATAGTACCGGGATTAACTTATCGTTCATTATCACTGTTGACAGGTAAGACTGAGCAAGTTGCACCCCGTTCGCCTCTATATAGGCAACAAGATCATCCTGCACAGACTTTAAAGCCTTGTACACCTTCGGCTGGTACTTACGGAAAAATTTCCCGTTTGCCCTCTGCCATGCTGCTATATGCTTTTTTCTGTCCATCGTACATTAGCTTCTTTCTCAGTTGCTCCCGCTTGTACTCCATTTTTGCCCGGTGAATTGCACAGGTTTTCTCCCGCTTCGTAACCGGGTATGTTTTAAATACTATCTGGTCCAGTTCCTGGTTCATTCCATTCGCTTAATGGTACACCGTCCTCTGTTCTTATCCACGGCTCATCAAATACAGGTTCATTTATTTTTTCAATACCTAACAGCGTTCTTTGCTCGTTTGGCCCTAATCCACGCAACTGATTTACCCAGTTAGCCTTTTTATCTACATCTTCCTGCAATTCTGTGAACACTGTCTGGTCATAATCAATAACATAACCGCTATTCTTATACCCCCAATCTGTATTAATTTTCCTATTTAAATGGTTGCGGAATGAGTTGAGCAACGGCATTGCAACCCTTGACGTTAATGCCTTTTCAGCCTCTTTTACATTGTTGTAAGTAGAAGTATCTGAATCACCTACCAACTGTTGAGGAACGCCGTAAACAGAACACAGCCGCTTTAAATCCCACTTTTCTGATTCAATTACCGCCATATCAACCGGGCTTATCCCTATAGGAACAAACCCCATTTTATACCCTGATGTGGCCAACTCACCAACTCTGTCAGGGCCTCGCTTTAAACTATCCTTTACCGCCTCGGCCTGCTTACGGGTATCTTGTGGATTTACGTTTCCGTTCAAAACTCTTGGGTCATCCATATAAATGATTCCAGGAAGCCCACCGTTCTGCATAGCTGAATCAGAAGCCTTCAGAGCATTGTTATTGCGGCTCAACCGTTTCAACGCTGCTTTCAGTGGTGCCGTACCATACAGGTGACTACCTGATATATCGAATGAGTAATTGGCAAACTTATCATGCAAAACCTGAGCCTTTGTAAACGGCTGGTCTATTGACAGTATTTTATAGCCAATAGGTGAAACAGGGAACTGCCTTGCCTGTGCAATGATTGTCACATATTGGGCAGGCAGAACAGTCAATGACTGCGGTTTACCCATGTTTGCCCCGGCTTCCAATGTTTCAGCCCACAAATATGAGTTGCCCGTCAACAGTTTATACCCGATAAAATACCCGGCTAACTCTGTCATCGTCTGGAACTCATTCGGGTACTTCATTAACTCTGTCAGCTTCCCGGCATTAACCAATTCAAGTGATTTGGTTCTATATTCCATTCCCTTCTTAAAGTCAAGAACTGAAATATCCTTGCGGCTAAAAATAGACTTGTATTTCTTGTAACCATCCTCATCAATTACCTTGTAAACAGCCCATTCAGGCAGCTTGCATTTATCAGTAATCAGGTTGACAATAGAATATATAATGTCGTTTACCTCATACCCGCTGGTAATGTAACTGGCCTGATTATCAGACAGTCCTACATATTGACCGTTTACAAAAGAATAAGAGGCGAATGGTGTTCCTATTGGTGTCACCGTCCGCCTCGTTAATGCTTTCCATGCTTCACTTAATCTGCTCAACATCGTGACTGGGA